GCGTGATGCCGTCGCGGATATCTTGGATCAGCGCAGCGGTGATGCGGAGTTCGATGCGAGAGCCAGAGGAGTAAGCCCGCGCCGTCGTCCCGTCCTGCGCACGCACCACGGTAAGCGTGTCGGTCGAACGGGCAGTGACCTTGACCACTTCCAGATTGTTGGAGGTATCGATCAGTGTTGCGTAGAAGTAATCACCGCCAGAGATCACGGGGAACCGCGAACCAGTTCCGGCAGCAAGTGAGATCGACGTGGCGACATCCGTGATCGTGGACGCCAGTGTGCTGTAGGCGTTGTTCTTCACCAAAACGGCCATGTCGATCTCCAAAAGCTTGCGTATGTTATACTAATACGTGCGGACATATCAAGCGGCTTCCCTCTCGGCTACCACATCCCAGCAGGTGTCGAACGTAACTCGCGGGTAGGAGACAGAAGCGACGAGCCGGGGGCTTGCAACAGACGCAGCCAGTCGGAGGTTACTTACAACCGCTGGTGTGTTATGTACCTCATACGATGCCTTAAGATACGTGTAAGTTGCAGTAGCCCGCAGCTTTACAACTGGCTCAATTGTCACGTCTGCGACAATTGCCGCAACCGACGCCGTGGCCCTGATAACGCAAGGTGCCTCAAAGAGGCTCTTTACAATCGTAGCCTGTACGGTGTCACCAGCTTGGGTCTGATCCAGCGTGGCAAACGTCGTGGCTTCGACAGAACTAACCGATACGTTGTTGGCTTGCGTCTGAGATAGTACAGCCTTGACCGCGACGGCGGCTGTCGCGCTGACGCTGTCGCCAGCTTGGGTCCGCGAAAGCGTACCGGCAACCCTGACCGCCGCCGTGGCGACGACGGTGTTACTTGCCTGCGTCTGGGACAGCGTAGCAAACGTCGTGGCTTCGATAGAAGCACTGACACTGTCGCCAGCTTGGGTTTGCGAAAGGGTAGCCTTGACCGCGACAGCCGCTGTCGCGCTGCCGCTGTCACCGGCTTGGGTCTGCGAGAGTGCAGCCTTGACCGCGACAGCCGCCGTCGCGCTGACACTGTCGCCAGCTTGGGTCTGTGAGAGTGTAGCCTTGACCGCGACAGCCGCTGTCGCGCTGACGCTGTCACCGACTTGGGTCTGTGAGAGATCAGCCTTGACCGCGACAGCCGCCGTCGCGCTGACGCTGTCATTAGCTTGGGTCTGCGAGAGATCGGCCTTGACCGCGACAGCCGCCGTCGCGCTGACGCTGTCGCCAGCTTGGGTTTGCGAGAGATCGGCCTTGACTGCGACAGCCGCCGTCGCGCTAACACTGTCACCAGCTTGGGTCTGCGAGAGATCGGCCTTAACAGCAACAGCCGCCGTCGCGCTGACAGTGTTGTCATCTTGGGTCTTATCAAGGTTGGCGACCGTACCAGTGGATAGCGTGTACTCGGCGCTAACGGTATCACCAGCTTGGGTCTGTGAAAGGGTAGCCTTGACCGCGACAGCCGCTGTCGCGCTGACACTGTCACCGGCTTGGGTCTGTGAAAGATCGGCCTTGACCGCGACGGCGGCTGTCGCGCTGACACTGTCGCCAGCTTGGGTCTGTGAAAGTGTAGCCTTGACCGCGACGGCGGCTGTCGCGCTGACACTGTCACCAGCTTGGGTCTGCGAGAGTACAGCCTTGACCGTGACAGCCGCCGTCGCGCTGACACTGTCACCAGCCTGCGTGGCAGACACGCTCGCATTAACACCGGCTGAAGGAGCCGCTGCTAAGGGTAGTTTTGCGAGGGCGTCAAAACCAAGCATCGTCTAACCTACAACAGTGAAGCCGCGACGAAGAACTGATCCTTCTCCTGCTCAGAAAGACCCATCAGGTCCAGCAGTAAGTTGTTGCGATAGTAGTTGATGGCGGCGAAGTCAATCTCAGCAAAGATACGCTGCTCTGGCGTCCAGTTCCCCTCCCCAACCTGAGCGTCAAAGATCGCCGCGATGGCAGCAGGAACCGTCGCCGTCTTGGTCATGTCGAGAGCTTCTTGCGCGGAGATGTAGCCCAAGGCGTAAAGTTGAAGTGCAGCCTGCCGACGCGAAATGTAATCCGGTACATCCGGTGGGAGCGTGGCCGGATCAACCGTGCGGACCACCCAGTCACTACCCTCAAGGCCCTCGAACGGAGTGCCGTACTCGCGCACGACAGGGTGCCACACCACTTTCTTGTGGGGAATATCTTCGGGTTTCGTATCGTAGCGGCGAATTTCCTTGAACTCACCATCAATCAGAAGTGCAAACTCAGTAATCATTTATGGCCCCCACGATGCGGCGGTACAGACGTTGGCATTTGACGAAGAAATAGATCGGGCAGTTTCAGCAGCGACGAGCGCAATGCTCGCACCCGAAGACTGCTGGTTTGTAATCGCCACGTCAAAATTCTCAGTCGCCCCCGTCCACGTTGTTGTGCCGGTAAGTTTCTTCACCGATGACCCCACCACCAAACCATTCTCGGGGATGTTGATACTTACAGTGGACGGAACAGCACCTGCATCTGTAGCACTAGCAAACGGTATTGGGTTGACCCCGAACAAATTCCAGATAGCGATGTTCACGTCAGCAACGGTATTGGAAAACGTAATCGACACGGTGGCGGTCGCCGCCGTAACCCCCGTCACGCGATAGAGGTAAGCCCCTTGGAAGTCGCCGCCGCCGTCGAACTTTGACCCGTTGACGAGGGTTGCCGCTATACCGTCTACTGTGACGGCTGTGATATTCCAGTTGTTGTTACCAATGCGCGTCGTGATACCCAAGACGATGAGTTCGCCATTGGAGGCCCCGAGGTTGACGTTCGCGAAGTTTCTGGTTCCCGACGCCTGACCCGTAAACGTCTGGTTTCCGACATAGGTGATGCCGGTGAGTCCGTGACGCCCACACCCTACCAGTTGCGTTGCACGCAGCATGGCTTAGTCATCCCGCGCTGCATTGGTGGTGTAGTGGATTTTGACGCCGTGCAGACGAGCGTCGATTGCCATCGTATCGGAGGCGTTGGCAGGGACACGCGCCACTTGGAAGACAACCCACTCCTCCGGTGCCGGGGTTCCAGCGACGGTGATGGCGGCTGTCTCGGGAGAAATATAGATATCATTCGTCGTGCCACCGGTATCGGTCGCCGTCTGTGCGGTTCCGAACGCGGCGTCTGCGGCATCATCATCGGTAAAACCTATTGCCTGCAACTGCCACACCACGCCGAAGTTGGTCGTGGTCGCCGCGTGCGACCAGACGAACTGTGCCACGATGGTGCCCTCGTCCCACGACTTCGGCATCTGGATGGCAAACTGCGCGAACTCCTGCGTGGTCGTATCGAAGTTCAGCGTGCGAAGCATCACGCGGTTCGTGGTCGTCTCCACTGACCCCAATGCTGGGGGGTTAGTGGTGCGTGGGACCATTGCGATGGCCGGAACCCAGATCGTCTGCTGACCGTCGATCTCCAGATTACTGCGGGCAACCGATGGGTTGACCGCGTCGAGGTTCCTGATCGCGGAGGTCGGGGCGGTAATGAATACCGACGCAGAGCCACTGAGGTTGAGCAATGACCCCGTAGAACTTTCCACCAGTGTGCGAGACAGCGTCGTACCCGACGCCGTGTAGGTGCCAGTGCCGATCTCCCATGCCGTACCGTCTTCGATGGTGTAGTGAACCACCGTGCCATCCGTGACACCCGCAGCCGCGAACGACTGATAGCCGGTGACCGCAGAACCGAGCGTAATCGTGCCCGTGCCTGCGGTCGCCGTCGTCATTCTGGCGCGGTTGAACACGTCAGTCATGGGAGAACCCCTTAAGCGTTACCGGCAGAGATGGTGAAGCCCGTGACCGTGACCGTCTGACCAGAAGCGATGGAGGTGTTATCCACCGTCATGTCGCCGCCACCGCCCGTCGCCGTGATGGTGCCCTGCATGTGGACGGTGGTGCCGTCCGAGGCATAGACGCGGAAGTGACCCGCCGTGCCCGTAGCATCAGCAGCCGTATCTTCCCACGTACCAGACTTGGCCTTGGAGCCAGCCGACGCCGCCGCCATCCAGTCGGAGGGCAGGTTGAGTGTCGCCAGCACCGTACCGCTGTCAGCAGCGGCGCAGTTAGCCGGAACCGTACCGCTCCTGATCTTCAGGACCGCTGAAGCGCCGATTGCCGTCTCGAACGCATCAAGCTGAGCGTTGCGAACCGTCACAGAATACTGAAGTGCCATAGTCTATCTCCTCGTTAGAAGTCCGCACGGACCCGGAATTTGAGAACATCATATACCGTATGCGTAGCGCCATCGATATTCACTTCGATCTCGCCCTCATACATGCCGGGGTCCACATCAAGGATGCCACCGGAAAAGTCGAACTCCACCACACCATTCACCGCGTCAACCTTGGCGCAGGAGATAATCTGCGGAGTAGCGGTCGTGCCGGTGGCGCGAAACTTGATGCTGACGGTAGTCGATGGGTTGGAGAGGTCGAACGGATCGCCGGTCGCCTCATCCGTCAGTGTCAACGTGATGAGCGGCTTCGTGTCACCTTGAACAACCTTGATCACTTCAGACATGCTGTCACCTATGCAAGAGGAACCATGCGCACGGTCAGGGGCGCACGGGTGGCACCAAGATTGGCCTTGGCGCGGCGAAGAGCCGTCTTATACGTGTACTGCTTGGCGTGATAGGACGCCAGATTGTAGTCCGTCCACGACTTGTCAGGCAGTGTATGAAGATGCTGAAGCACGCCGTGCGTGATCAACTGCTCACACTCATCGAAGGCGATCTTGTCCATCCCCGTGGCATCAGGCGTCGGCCTCAATGCCAGAAACATCTTAACGGTATACACCCGCGTACTGTCAGGGACGGGAGCCACCACAAAATGATCGGGGTCGAACTGCCCGACGAAGCGCGGCGACGACCGCTTATTGGCGTCGGCAGACGGCCAGTCGGGGTACATGCGATGCAGGTCTTCCTGAACTGCCGGGTCCAGCGTGTTGAGGAACTCGACGCCAGAGTTGAGCGCCGCGTGGATCACAGCGACCACCTCGCTGCCGGTGGGGATGTCGTAGTCGTATTCGTAGACACCGGAGGTGAGCGTGATCGGGTCCTGCTCGTACCGCCACACCAGTGTCTTCTCGCAGACTTCGATGGCGATATCGCGCACGAACTGTTCGATGGTCGGGCGCGGGCACCCCGGCACGTTGGCAGCAATCTTGTTTTCGAGCGAGACGAAGGTGCGGGTCGCCATCAGGGAAGCTCCCTCTTGTCCATACCGGCGCTGTCGAGATCGGTGAACAGGCGGGTCTTGTAGTTGGCTTCGAGGCTGGCAGCGAAGTTGTCGAAGAACATCTTCGCGCGGCCCGAGGTGATGTGTTCGTTATCGACGCTCTCGGCCAAGAACACCGTGCCGTCGATCACGGTGGTGAAGTAGGCATCTGGTAGCAGGGCAACCGTGTCACCAGAGGCGTAATCAGGCGGGGCCTTGGCGTACTCGCCAATCAGCACATGCGCGGCAGGAGCCTTGGGATAGATGAAGAACTTGTTGGGGTTGCGCGGGTGGCGCATCCAGTTGACCGTGGCACCAGCGGTGGCATCCACCCAGCCGGGGTAGGTCTGATCGATGGTCTGTCGGTTCGTCTCACGCACTGCGGAGCCGTTCTTGACCCGGAAGATTTCCATGAGGCGGATGGAGTCGGACGGGGCAGACTGCACCACCTCGCCCGCCGTGCATGAAATTTCTCCGACGTAAGCAAAGAGGTCGGGACGGACAAGCGCAATGCGCTTCAGGGTCTGGTTCGCAAACCCCAAGAGCGTAGCGTCCGAGAAACGCTGAAGGGACACGTCAGCATTCGTGTCCTGCAACAGCTTCCGTGCCTCTGTGATCACGTCGGAGAGGATCATACCTGCGTCTTCCGCGTCAGTTCGTCGTTGAGTTCCGCCATCTCATCGCTGATCGGCGGTTCGGGGATGTCGGTCGTGGTCAGGCTGACCTTGGGCTTGCGGCCCTTGGCGACCTTGGGTTCAAACCGTTCGGGGAACGCCTGTTCCTCCGTCACCTGTTCGATGTTCGGGTGATCCGCCAGAAACGGATTGTACTCGTACACCGTACCCTTGCTCTTGTGCCTGAGATAGGTCTTCATATTACTTCTTGCCCTTCATCAGGCACTTGCCAGCAGCCTTGCACTTGGCGGGCGACGGGCACTTGGAGCAGGGAGTGAACTTCATCATCGGCTTCTTTGCCATTGTAGGCTCCTATCTGTACTTCGCTGTCTTTTTGGCAACCTTGTCTGGCTGACGCACAAACTGCTTGCCGCTCTTCATACCCTTACGCTTCGCTGCGGTCGTAGCCGCGTACTCTGCGGAGGATAATGCCTTAATGGCTGCTTCCGGTAAATATCTTTCTCCCGTCTTGGAGGACGGCTTACCGGACTTGGTGCGCCACTTCTGGGCGGTCCAGTCCTTGAGGGACTTCTGGGGGGCTTTCACGACGTGTAGCCCCCGCCTGCCGCCTTGTACTTCTTCGCCAGAAGCTGGGCCTTGCGGGCCGACCACTGACCGGCCTTGGTGCCCTGCACCGCCGCACCCTTGATCTCGTTGAACAGGCGCTTGCGGAGGCTGGGCTTGGTGTAGTTCCCGGCCTCGTTGACCTTGGACTTGGTTGGCTTCTTCACCGCTTCTTGCTCCTACCGGCCTCGCTCAGCGCGATGGCAATGGCCTGCTTGCGGTTCTTGACCACGGGTGCCTTCTTCGGCCCCTTCGGATCAGCGCCACTGTGAAGTGTGCCCGCCTTGAACTCGCGCATCACCTTGGAAATCTTCTTCTGAGCCTTGGTTTTCATCAGCAGTTCCACGCTCTCAGGGACTTGTTGATGCGGGAGTTCGGGTCGTTGGCGGTCTTGGCCGACGTGAGCTTCTTCTTCATGCCCTTCATCCGGGCGCAGAAGCTGTCACGGCGCGGCCCGCCTTCCGGCTGCGGTGCCTTAAGCCCCGGCTTGCCGGGGTTCGCAGCGTTGTAGGAGGCCCGCCCCTTGGCGTTCAGACCGCCCTTGGGGTTCTTACCTTCCTTGCGCTGCCATGCAGGTGTCTTCGCCATTCTACGCCTCGTTGAAAAAGACGGTGCATTTGCAATCTGTCGGAAGCTCGACGTAGATACCCTTGTCGAACAGGATACCCGGCTCAGGCATATCCGTGCCCTGAATGCTCTTACCGTAAACATAGTAGTGGTAGTAGGGTTCACCCCCTACCGGAGCAGCATCCAGATCATAGAACTTCAACTCGGCATCACCCCCACCTGAGTGGAAGATCAGCACCTTGAGGAAGTAGGCCCGCGAGGTAGTCACAAGCCCCGTAGCCGAAAGCTGTACAGCCATGACGCCACGCTGCATCGTACCCTCCTGCGAAAAAGAGGAGGGGGGCCGAGGCCCCCCATCCGGTTACGCGACCTCGACCACCAGTGCCCAGACGCGGACCACAGCAACGTCGATGCTGTTGTGGTTGAGCGTCAGGTCGATGGTGTCGGCAGCAGAGTAGTACTTGCCGTTCGAGTACCCCGTGATGGTGTTCGGGGCACCTTCGGTGAGTGCCAGCGACGAGACGCCGGAACCAACCGAGTTGAGGTTGACCGCAGCGAGGAAGCCGTCAGCGTCAGAGCCGTCACCAATGTGCATGGTGGCGGTTGCGCCTTCGGCGGTCGTCACGTCGTAACCAACCATCAGGACGTGCGTCTTGGCCGCGATATCGAAAATCTGATACACATCGGAAGACGCGAGAGCCGTCAGACCGGCAGAGGCCCGGTACGAGGCGATTTCTGCGAAGTCGAGCGTGCGCTCAATACGCAGGATGTTGCCACCAAGAGCCATGGAGCGCCCAGCGACGTAGTCAGCGGCATAAGTAGCCATAGTGATATCTCCTCAGAGAGTTTGGTTGAGTGGGGGCCAGCGGCCCCCACCAATTATGCCAGCGTGATGACGCCGTGGGCGAGAGCTTCCGGCTTCACGGTCTGGTAACCGTAAACCTGAAGGCCGCGCACGATGTTGCCGAAGGTAGACTCGGCACGGATCGTCTCCATCTCCGTCATCTGCGATGCGAAGGTGAAGCCCATCTTGTGGCCCGCGATGATGTCGAACTTGCCAGAGGCAACCGGCAGGTTGTGGCTCATGTAGACCGTGAAGCGGTCGATCATGCCGAGACGCCCGTTGCGCAGCACCGAGGTGCTGTCACCCGCGAGGGAGGCGTCCTTGAGATCGGACTTCTTGATCATGCCCGCCATCTTCGCCGGGATGATGATCCAGCGGTTGGACTCGGGCGCGTTGGCCTCATCCAGCACCGTGCCGAGGTCCACGATGTATTCGAGGACGTTGGTCTTGGTGATGGCGATGGGAGTGCCGGTGGTGCCGAGGTCAATGTTGTTCGAGATACGGCCAGCGGTCGCACCCTCGTTGTCAGCCGACACATCAGCCACGATAGCGGCCAGCACGCGCTGGTCGATCTTGATCTTCATACGCTCGGAAGCGTCCTTCGACCAAGTGTCCATCAGGTTGATGTCGGACTGGACCTTGTCCACGTCGTCTTCGATGCAGGCGAAGTACTCGCCCTTGTCGATGCTGAGCTGGATTTTCGGCTTGTCCGGGTTCTCGACGGTGAGGGTCTGGCCCTTCACATAGGAGCGGATCGTGATTTCCGGCGTGGTGCGGATGTTCACGGTGTCACCCATGCGGCGGATTTCGCCCTCGTAGTCCGTGTTGGCGATAGCCGACAGGACCGTTGCGTCATAGAAGTTCTGGATAAGCTTACCCGACCAGATTTCGGGGATGAAGTTGCCCGAGTAGTTCGGGCGACCAGAGGCGACGGGGAAAGACATGGAAGTCTCCTAGATTTAGCTTGCTTGCATGATGCGTCCATCCCGCTGTGCAGCGAAGATGTCGCGTTCGATACGGTCACGCTCCGTCTCACGGCCCCTGTACTTACCGGAGCGCACATCATTGAAGAACTTCCTGATGTCTTCCGGGGTATAGGTCTTCGCATTCGTGCCGCCCGTCGCGCTTCCTGCGCTGCGGGACCGGCCCGGTGCAATCTGCCGCTCCAACTCCGAAGCCTGCCGAGTAGGTTGAGCATTCGCTGCTGGCGCAAACTTGCCAGACGCCGCCGTGAAGGCGCTGAAGAACGCCGTGACACGGTTCACGTCGAGATCACGCTGGGCGATCTCAAGGTGTGTCTGCCGCGAAGTGTTTGTCAGCGGATCGATCTCCAACAGCCAAGACTGGAAGTCCGGGTCGTTGTTGATCTGCTGCCAGTTGGGTACGCGCTGGGCGAGGTTCGACCAGAACCGCTCTTCCGACGTTGCAGCCTGCTGCTGTGCAACACGCTGAACCTGCGGAATGACCGATCCCGATACGCTCTGCGTGAGGTTGGCGATGACACCCTCAAGCTGGGCGATCTTGCCCTGCAAGGAGCCGACTTCCTCACGAGTAACCTTGCGCATCATGTCAATCGACTCGCCATACTCGGCCACGTCGTCGTCAGTCACGAGCTTCTGCACGGACTGCGGTGCTGCGGAAGCAGCGGGCGCGGCGGGAGTAGAGAGTGACGACAGAAGGTTCTCCAACTGCGCGACACGGGCCTGCAATTCTTTGTTTGCGCCCCGCAGTCGCGGTACTTCTGCGTTGAACTGACCCTGAAGCGTGCGCCAACGCTGGGCATACGTCTCAGAGTTCGGGTCTTCCTTGGCACCATGCTCAGTCGTGCCAGAGGATTGAACGGACCTCTCCGCATCGTCAGCCTGCGGGGCAGGAGCAGGATCGGAATTGGACTCGTCAGTGGGCGGATCGGCCACAACGGCCTTCGGCTCACCAGTCAGTTCCTTGATCTTGTCTTCCGCAGCTTCGATCTGCTTACGAATTTGTTCAGGCAATGCCATCTAATACGCTCCTATCCGGTATGCGTAGGGTTGGTCGGCGAGCGTGGCTGCTTTGCCGCCAAATCAGGGGAATTGGTAGCCAACTTTACGAGTTCGGCTAGAACTTGACAGCGCCCCTGCGACACTGCCGAGTTTTGGAAGGCGAAGGGAAGCTGTTCGAGTTCGTGGGCCTTCCACTCACTGAGAAAGGTCAGTACCTGCGGGTACTGCCTCACAATGAGGGCAAAAGCCTTCACAACCTCGTCAGTGGGACGGATCATCCGGCCCCTCCCGACGCATTGGGTGAAACGACGTTGGCCTGCTGCCCGCCTTTCGGCGCTCCGTCAGGCTGTGTCGGAACTGGTTTGCCGCCGCCCTGCGGTGGCTGTCCCTTCGACGGGCGCTGTACCAGCGCCAGCGTCTCGCGGGACGGAATGATGTCCTCAGTGGGCATCTGAAGGCTCTTGGCGACCTCGCGCAGCAGCGCGGCGCGGCCATCAGGACCCATGATCTCCATGTCGGCGGGGTTCGCCGTGGCATTGAGGAACTCAATGCGGCGCACATTCATCGTTTCGCGGTTGGCGAGATTGATGGCACCGCGCGGCATGATCTGGAGATCACCCTTGATGCTCTCATCCTCGTCATAACGCATGTTGTAGACGTACTGACGCTCCACGATGGGCTTGATCACGTCGGAGTCGATGTGCATGACCACCTGACGGATGCCCTTACCGGCGCTTCCCATGAGCATGGAGAGGCCAGAGGAGGTGCGGCCCGCGCCTTGGACGTTCAAATCACCGTACAGGTAGGCCGGAATGCCGGAATGCTCGTCGGCTAGGCGTGAGAACCTCTCGTAGACGCCCATGAGCATCTGAGCATTTGCTTCAGGCTGCGTAAAACGCACCGCTGGTGCGCTCGAACCAGTCGGATCGTTCGTGACCTGCCAAATCTTCCATGGGTAGATTTGCGTGATGTCTTCATTGGCCGGAATACGCTCCAGATTGACCTCAACTTGGGGTCCAGACGAGATGCCCATGTTGTTGACAAGGGCACGCGCAGCCGCATTGCAGATATTTTGCAGGTCTTCGATGATTTCGGGGATGCCTTTACCCCAAAATGCGCCCGGACACTTGATGAACGAGGTCTTGGCGTAGGGCTTTTCGCCCAACGGGTCGTAGTTGAGGACCGCTTTCAGCACGAAATTGCCGCAGACCCACACATTTGCGTCGTATTCGAGCGCCGCATCGGGCACTTCGTCCTCCGACATGCCCCATTCGCGCAGCATCGCACCGGAAACCTTGCCCCAGAACTCCAGAGCGTCGAAAATCTGCGTCGGGCGCATCTCCGTATGGAACTTGCGCTCCTCTTCTTCCTTGATCAACTCAATGTCTTGGTTGATCCACGAGCTTCCGTTGCCCTCTTCGAGCAGTTTGCGGATGGCCGCGTCGTCGTAACCGGGCATTCCGATGAGATCGGAGAGCATTGTGCGGGTCAGCGGGTGGTGCTGGAAGCAATACCCATCCTGAATGCGGGTGATCCCCGGCTCCGGGTAGAAGTAGAACGGATCGACGCGCTCATACTCAGGCGCGATCTTGTCCACCGGCACCGCCATGGTGCGCCCCGAGGCGTCCTTCTGCCAGCCCAGTGTGCGCTGGCGGCGCACGACGGGACCCTTGATGACAGCGGCGGGGTAGGTGACGAGGTCGGTGATGAAGTCGTTGAAGCTCTCGGCCCAGCCGCCCTCTGCGAACTGGTCGGAAATCTTGTGCTTCATCTTGTCGGCGCGGTTCTGCGCCGCCTGAAGCATCTTGAACCGGTACTCCTGCGACACCGCCTCCTTGGCCTCGGCCATCTCGGACGGCGTCATGGCGCGGAGTTCTTCCTGAAGCAGGCGGGCGACCATGTCAGCGAACGCCGCCTTGATCTCCTGTGTCTGTGTAGGTGACAGGTCGGGGATCGGCGTGGGCTGGATGTCCCACGGAGGTGTGCCTGTGTCGAGCAGGATGTCCCGCAGCCAGCTTTCGGCGGCGCGGCACTTCACCTCGGTGATCATCATGTAGACTTCGGAGCCGCCCTGCTTCTGGATCGCATTGAGCTTCTCGGGTTCGTACTCACCGTTGCGCTGGCGCATGGCCCGCAGCATGATGTCTTCGATTGGCTTCTTGGCGATCTTCGCCGCGTCCCAGCACTCGCGCAGATAATCCACGATGCCAAGCATGAGGGAACTGGACTGCCGTGCCTGAAGCTCACGGTCAATCTGTTCGCGTTCCTGCCGTGCAAGCTCGTCGTTCGAGACTACACGGAATATGCTCAACCCAGCAGCCATGGTTTACAGTTGTAGAGGATTTGTGCTGTGGTTGCAATACCCAAAAGAAAAAGGCCCTCGACGGTAGGCGAGGGCCAAGTCACAGGGGTTGGTCTCATGGGAGGAAACCGAGGTGGAAGCTATCACGTCCAGCCTGCGGCGGCAAGCACCTTGACCTCGCGCCGCGCCTGAAGGGCCGCACCCTCACCCGCCGTGGCGATGTGCAGCATCAGGTACTGCAAGGCTTCTGCAACGTGTGAGTGTTTGTTCTTATCGATATCGCTGTCGCCCTTGGGTTTGTAGCGATATCCGCCCATCATTGCAGCCTTAAGCTGTGTACATCTGGGGTCCACGAGGAAGGCCGGGTCGCCGTCCACCTGCCGCATGAGGTAGTCATCCACCGCGTTGATACGCGCGGAGATAGAATTTGTCCGCGCCGGGATGACCTTCAGCCCTTCGGCCTTGATGATGTCCACCGCCGACCTCTCGTCCGTCTGCGCCCGCTGGATGCCAGCGGGGTCTGTAACGACGAGAATGGGCGACCCCGAAAACCGCTCGAAGAGCAGTGGCTTGAGGATTTGGCGCACGAACCGCTGGACCCCCATGTCGAAGCTGACCGCCTCGGCAAGGACGAGCGCCCGCCCGCGCGGGTCCTGCTGACCGATGACAGCAGCAGGCGTAAGGCCCAAGTCCATGCCCACCACAATGGGACGCACGCCATTGGCAATATGGCGAAGACACTCAGAGGCCATGTGATAATCAGTACGGAAGTACTTATACACAGGCATACCCGCCGAACTGAGGCCGTACTCACCGTCGATGTAAACCCGGATGTACTCATCTGAGCGTCCTTGGGTGTCGTAGTAACCATCGGGGAGATTTTCGATGTTCTCGGCGTAGGGACTGCGGCCTGACGGCTGCTTGAACACAGCCCAGCCGTTGTCGTTGGGGCTGACGCCGTCCTTCGGGTCCAGCTTCTCCATCTGATAGTACCACCATGTGTCCATGGTGGGCGGGTTGGTGTCGCCCCACATCCCGTGCCACGTCGGCCCGCCGTCCTTCGCGGACGGGAAACGGCCAATACGCTTGGACATGGCGTCCACGATGTCAGGGTGGATGTCCCGGCACTCGTTGAACCACGCGAAGGTCAGTTCGAGCGAGTTGAGGTTCGCCACATCGTCCGCGTCGTCCAGCGCACGGAACATGATCTCGCACTCGACGTTGCCGACCTTGAAGTAGTAGGTCTTCGTGGTGCGCATGTACTCACCGCACACCCCCGGTGGGAACCAGTCGAGGAAGGTCTTGATGGTGGTATCCTGAAGCTGGCGTGCCGTCTCGCGGACGACCGCCGCGCGGGTCTTCCTGATACCTTGGGCGTTAGGCTTTTGCAGGCTGGCCCTGCGCACGATCTCAAAGGAACAGGTTACGCTCTTCCCCGAACCTACCGGTCCCATGAGCGTGCGCATCTTGGAGTTATCCTCCATGAAGAGCTTGCCGGTGGGCGGCGGCGTGTAGTTGATCTCAAGTCCCATTGAGCAGGTCGATCCTATATTCGAGGCCGCGCTTGCGCGTCTTGATGATCCGTGTACGGAAGGACAGGTTGTTGTCCCTCAACTGGCTCTCGACTTCAGCGGCGGCAAGGGGTGACGTGAACACCGCACAACCACGGTCGTCAAATAGACTCAGCAGGCTCATGTTCGACAACGCGCATCTCCTGCGAGGTTCCACCGAGATTGATCGTGATCGACACACCACCAGTGCTTTCTGGCGCGTCACCCTTGACCTCCAGTCCTGCCCACTTGACGGTGGACTTGATCAGGTCGGCCTTGACGGCGGCGCTGACATCCGGGTGGTGGATGAGAGACCATGAGGTCGTGAGAAGTTCCTCGGCCTGTGCGCGTGCCTTCAGCCGGAAGGTGATGCCCTTCTCGCGGATTTCATCCCGGTAGTGCTTGACCTTCTTGTCGAACACCGGGTCCTTGGAGATGTCCGCGAGTTCGGAAGAGGACAGGCTATGCCGCGCAAGGATTTCCGGCAGGTCCTCGCCACTGCCCTCCAGCTTGAGGGCAATGTCAAAGCAGAGACGGTCGGTCCACTTGGTGTACTCGACGGGTGCGAACATGGGGAGGGAAGGTAACCTGCGGGTGCGGTAGTGTCAAGTCAGTGCGTTTTTGGAACGGCCGAGCCGGGGAAGTTGTAAGTTAATGTTAACAATGGTTTTTGGGGTCTTGCTTTGAGAGGTTGCCTACAAATGGGGGGCCGGTCGGATTTTCTTGTCCATGTACCCCCGGTGCCCTGCTTCCGCCGCGCCGCGCGGCGATTGCGCGGCGATTGCGCCTGCTCATTGGCAAGCGCCGAATTGCTTGGATTGCCACGCCGATTTGACAATCTGGTATGGATATGCCACATTGGAGTCACTGGAAAGCAGATGCCTTCCAGTGTCGGCAGGGCAATCCTGCCCTGCTGATTGACATCGTAAGGAGACTAAAATGTCCAAGGACAATTCCTCGAACGGCTCCACCGTCAAGAAGGCAATCGAGCCGATCACTTTCGTGATCGAGCTTACGGCAGATCGAGTGAACGAGAACGGCACGTTCTCGGGTATCAAGATCGGCTCCATCAAGTCCACGGTTAAGGACTTGTCTGGTCACCTTCGAGTGTCCTGCCCGCCAATGGGCGGCGGCAAGATGTTTCTGATCACCGACACCCTGAAGGGCGTCAAGGTGCTCGGAGAGATCGGGACGGCAAAGCCGGAAAAGAAGAAGTTGTTCTAACACCAACGGGTCCCGCCTCCGGGCGGGACCTACCTTCCTCAACCTCAACAAAGGACCAAGACCATGAGAAAGACCATTGCCGTGGAAATTTCCACGAAGCGCGGCACCCGCCGCGTCCTGCAAACCGTGTACGTCGAAGTGCGGGCGAGGAACATCGCTGAGTTCCTCAAGCGCATCCAGATGAGGCACAAGCTCAAGGCTCGAATTGTGGAAGGCTGACACCAACGGAGAGCGGGAATGGTCCCGCTCTCCAACTTCTTTGAAAGGACAGCACATGCTTCTGACCCTCGGGTTCTACCTCGTGTTCATCTGCACAGGATATCTCTGGGTGTTCCACTGGAACGATTGACCCTGACCCCTCTGGCTTCGGCTGGAGGGGTTTTTTGTTGCCTGCGTTTTGACCTGCCGCGCCTGTGGCGTTGGGGGGTTTTGCCCTCACTTCGTTCGGCCATACGTCGGGGGCCTATAGCTTGCCGTAAAAAGGTGAACTCTTAAGTCCTCTGGCTATCTTACAACCTAAGCCCCTTATGTAAACCCGATTATAACTTTACACTCAATGATTTCAAGCACTTAGCGCCAACTATCTGCGATTTGGGCTGTGCTAGATGTAAAATCTGTAGCTAACTTTACACGAACAAAGAGGGAATACTTTACAGTATAATTCCCGAAAGACCAATGAAACCAAGGACTTAGCAAAATACCAGAGCGTCTATCTATCTATACTATCTAACTATCTGTATATTATTAAGAGTCACTCACCTTTTTTTTTCATATACTCTACTAAGACACTAGGACTTTACACTCCTAACCCGCCTCACCTTCCCAAGTTACCCCCACATTAACAGAAAAAACACAGATAGTTCAGATAGTACAGATAGCACCCAATAAAAACAAAGACTTACGCCTATCTGTCGCCTATCTAAAATCGCCCTGTTAGCTATCTGTTAACGGATAGTCGAGCCTTTCGGCATGTAAACTTAGCCTAACTTTACATCTAAAGTTTACACTTATGGGGGTGCGACGACGTGTCGCATCGACGCCGCGCCGGATTTGTGGGACGCTGTGCCACGGTCGATCAACGGCCTAAGGAGATACCAAATGGATAAGTTTACAGTAGAGTTTACAGATACGTTCGGCGGTGAGGCCAACTACGCTTGGGTCAAACGTGACACCTTCATGGTGGAACAGGGTACGCCCAATAGCTTCATCAAGGGCTTCGCCAAGGACCTGATGGGCATCAAGGGCGTTCGAGGCCGCTGGGAAGACTACGGCGACATGCTCAAGTTCACCCCTCGTGGTTCCTGCACCGTGTTGTTCGTAACATATTCTCAGGAGTAAGGCACATGGCTAACCAGACAGATTACAGCGACGAAGCCCTCGTCAAGTTCATCAGGGACCACGCCCTTCGGCATTACGCCGAAGGCGGATGGGACTATCTCGTTGAGTGTTGGGACGACGCCGCCATCCTTGGCGAGGTGAAGAACTGCCGCAGTGCGGATGCTGCTATCCGTAAGCTGCGCAAGACGCTGAAGGCAATGGATGATCACCGCAATGAGATCGTCGCAACAGGGGAGTGGTGATATGTGGGTACTCATAGCCTTTCTCAATGTGCACTATGCTGGTGGCCCCCTTGTGGTGGATTTCCGCAGCGAAGCTGCCTGTGTAGCGGCCAAAGCTGCCATTGAGGCCAAGCATTACTCGTTCGCTATGGAACGAGGCGATAGTTGGGTCATCTGCACCCCCAAGTTCATCAAGGATATCCCCAATGGCTAACCGTATCATCTACCGTGGTTCCAACCCCAATGGCAGGTCCGTGGTGGTTCGCCGCGACACTGAGTGGAACCAGTACATCGTCCAGTTCTTCGACGGTGAAACCTATCTCTTCAAGGCTGACGCCTATGTCACTGACCGGGTGGAAGCCTTCGACACTGCGCAACACTGGCTGAAAGGATAACCCATGTCATTCAGGATCATGGAGAACGGAACGCTGACGGACTGCCGTGAAGGTAGCGGCGAAGATGACTACGACATGACCGAGCCTAAGACCACGGTCTACATCCTCGACACCGAGCGGGAAACCCTGACCGAGAGGGACGAGAAGGATATCCGTGGTTACTTCGAGATGCGCTGTTACTGCCAGCGTGACTGCTGTGGTCATCGCACTGGTGGTGTTACCAGTATCAACAGGATGTACGGCAACCGCTACATCGTCACCGTGCATTCTGCACGAAACTTCTGAGGAGGATAACATCATGGTTAGAACCACCAAAGCTCAGCGCAAGGCCATCAAGCGGGTCTTCGACCGCGATGCCACACGGAACAGGATGCCGCCCAAGGCTACCTACCGTGATTTCCGTAAGCTCGTACAGCCCACGTTTGGCTGCGATGGCGCGGTGACCGTACCGTGGTGCGGCATGTGGCTGTGCATTGAACGTGATGGCTATTGCCACAGCTAGGGAAACTCTACCGCCATCAGCATAAGCTGGTGGCGTTGGGGCAAGCCCGCCCAATGGAGGATAAATGGATCACAATCACTGGACCCGTGAGGAAATCTTCCTTGCTCGAAGGACCTTCGCCATTGCTGACGAGATCACAAGGCGAAGGTGGGAGCGCATTGGCTGGATGGCCTACTTCGCCATGCTGTCAGTGTCGCTCATCGTCACCCTTAACATTCTCTATGGAGTATAAGTTATGAAGCGAATTAACGGACGGCTGTCCCGTCCATATGTTCAGCGTAAGCTGCCGTTCAAGAACAGCAACGGTCAGCTTTATGCTGAGTGGGTTGGCCTTAACGGCATAGAGAACGGTGACGCTCGTTATGTGGTGTACTCCTATGGCACCCATTGGCCGCTGTTCGTCTATGTCTCGAAGGTGGATACATGGTTCGAGAACAAGGATAAATTCAGCCCAACAACATCCAAGCACCGGACGCAAACGCATCCGCACTGTAGCACCGTGTTGTTGAGTCCTGATCAGATCAGGCTCTTGGACAGGATGGGCTACAACTCTCTCGTTTATGAAAGGCTGACCAATGGATAAGCGCACCAAGGACGTGATGACCGATCTCATCGCCATGCTGGAGGTCTATGCTTCTGGTAAGACACATAACGACACACGGGGTCAGGCTCTCGCCACCCTGCGTGAAGCCCGTAAACTCATGGAGGAAACAAACAATGGCTAAACACAAGATCAAGACCTACACCCTCATGCTGCCCATGCACTGG